AAATCGACGTTCATTCCAACCGCTACAGAGGGAAGACCGTCCGTGAACAGACTAGGCCGCGCTCTTGTAAAGTATTTCTTTACACCGCGAGACTCAAAATAATTAAACGCTTGCAGCGCAACGGTCGTGATGTTGTTCGTATTGTCGATATAGTCTTCATCCCAAGCCTTGCCAACAAAGCCATTGCCGCCAAAATAGGGATCGTCATTAAACGTTTCCCAAGCGTTTGCGTTCCAGCCTGTAAAGTTGCACCAGTTTTTTGTGATGTTGTTCATCACATATTGCTCTTGGCTTGCGCCTTCTTGGACGGGGACGTTAATCCACAGCGCGTTATTTTTGGATGAATAGAGAATTTCCCACCCGAAATTACTTCCGTAAGTTGTTACCGCAGTTGTGATCGCACCTTGTATTTTGTTCGATAACGCGATCCGAGGATCTAGGCGAGAGGACTGCAATGATCCCGCCAAGGGAACTAGGCCATCCAAAGTGATAATCAGCAGATCCCCGCCGTATTTCATCATGCAGCGATTCCCCACGGGAGAACCTAGCTTCCAAACACCGATTAACGCCCAAGTGTTCGCGCTGGAGGGATCTGTGCCGCTGTACACGATAGCTTCGCCGTTGCTGGTGATAAACACTAGGTTATCGTCCACGCCATATCCAGCGTCGAGCGTCCATGTGTCGAGGTCTACAAGCGTCCCGCCGTATTTGGCAATGGCGCTCAGATCCAGAACCTGCGCCGCCCCGCCAACCGCGTTTACGGGCAAATACCAAGCCTTCAGAGTGTTTTTTTGAATGAACCAGACGCGGCTCTTGTGCAACGCAATATTAGAGAGGGTCGTTGTCGTAACGCCCGTAATCGCAATTGCGGATATTGCGGTGATGCTTTCCCAAGTCGAATTATCGTAAAGCAGCGGAGCATCGACCCCGTTTACGCAGTACAAATAGCTTCCTCCGGCTGTGGTGACGTTTATGTGTTCCCAGCGGGAGTTAGTCAGTCCTGTCTTTACCGCAGCGCCCACGACCCCTGTAGACGTAACGTCATAGATTTTTCCTGCGGCCCAAGCGAACAATTTATCCGCCGCGCCGCTCGAGTAATTGATGAGCGATTCGACCTGTCCTGTGATCCCTGTCACCCATTGAACGTACCCACCGCGCAGGACAACGTTGCTCACGCTGGGGAAGAAATTCGTCAGTTGGACCGCGTCCAGAGGGTCCATGTTCGCAATAGAATCCCGAGCATTCCAGCCGCCCACGGGAGCGGGAACAGACGCAACCCTGGCGGCGGTTCCTTGGACGAGATTACGCGCCATCAGTTCGCTCCGTAGCCGGAATCCGGGATGTTGTCGTAGCCGATCAACACACTACCCGGACGCGGCGCGAAGCTCAGGTTCGCAGACGACATATCCAGCGCCATTGCTGCCTCGAGTTCGTAAGCGAAGTTCCTGAACATCGCAGTCGTGTCAAAGCCCTTCGCCTCAAAATACTTCAGCTTTGTCATGAGAACCATGAGGCGCGAAGGATAAATACAGGTATCCGTGTCCACCGTGAAGCTCGTTTTCACCGCACCTACTGCGCTCAACGCCCAGCCGTTCGACCTGTACTCAAAACCAAGACATTCGGCATTGGAGAAACCGGGCCAGATTTGAAAGTACGATCCGAGCAAGCGCCAGCGAATCCTTGGGCCTGTAGAGATGTAGCCAGAGAGCAGCCATTCCCATTGCTGGGCGCTTTCAGGGCCGAGCATCTCCCAATGCTTGGATTTGTCCCACATCGTGCGAGGAACAAGGCTTTCGTAATCGCTGGGCAGGTCGTATTTCATCTTCTGAAAGTACGCCGTTGCAGCCGTCCCAGCGGCAGCGAAGTCTTGATTGACCGTTACCTGCGTTGCAGAATCAACCGAGGCGATGAACGTGTTTTGGTTGATCCCCGTACCCGTCACCATGTAGGTAGTGTCCAGCCCAACGGTGCTTGGGATGCCGGTAATCGTGCGGGCTGCGGTCGTCCACGTTCCTGTCGTGGTCAGGTACTCGGTGTAAAATATTTTCTGCTTTGTAAGCTCGCGCCAATCAGCTTTACGCAGCAATTCATAACCGCAAGCGTTCATAAGCGCGAGGATCTGCACAACGTCCTGGTTGGTATTACCGGCGACAGAGGCGGGAGTCGATACCCCGAGTTCGTTCGTTACCTGTTGCACCAACTGGAGCATCGTGCTCGACATAGCTAAACCTCTTTTTTAGGTCGTCCCGGCTTGCGTTTTTCTGCCAGTAGTTCTGCCATCTGTTCTTTGAGTTCGTCCAGTTCTGTACGAGTTTTCGCCAGTTCTGAAGAACTCTCGCTCTGATTTTTGTTCAGCAAATACGCCCGCGCTTTATCCCGCAGACCAGTTGCGCCCATGCCGACACGCTGAAGCTGACCATCCGAGGCTGTGGCGACTTGTTCAACAGTCTGGAACTTCAGGATTTGCAGTTCTGCCATCTGGTAATCGGTAAACTCTACCGGCTGATCCTTGCACCATTCCTGCAACGGAGTGCCAATCGCTTGCGGCGCACCTTGCATCTGGAAATGCAGCCATTGACGTGGGAACCGCGCTTTGTGGTCATCCCTGACGGGCTGGTCTACAACGTTCGTTTTGTCACCGGGGACGATGATCCGCACAAAAGGACGATCTTTGTACGGGTCTTTGTCGTAGGTGTAGAACTCAACGTGCAAGTGCTGGTCTCCGTTACCGATATCACTATCAAGCATTTTGATCTCCTGTGGGGAAATTAAGCACCAGCAATCGAAACCCAAGTGGTTGCGGAAGTGGCGACAAACAGAACGCGAGTCGTTGCTGTAACCGAAAGGCTGGCGGCAGCAGCGTTAATCGTTGAACCTGTCGCCGGATAAACGGTCAAGGTAGACGCGCCGCCGTTGTAAACCACAACCATCGCGCCCGCTTCAGTCGGCGGCAGCTTAACGCCGGTCGATGCAGCAGCAGTACCGATTGAGTTGTAGCAGGCCGACAGTTGCAGCGCGTCAGCAGCGGTCGTGCCGGTTGCCGTCAGGCCCGTTGCGCCATCACCGCAGATGCTGGTGGTTGAAAGCGGGGAGTTGCCGGACGAAAGAACACGCGAAGGGATAGCCATTTTTTAGATCCTTTGTGTTAGGGGAATAGACATGGCTTTCGCCATTGCGTAGAGCAAACCTGAACCGCAGACCTCGATTACCACATCTTCCTGCGCGAATTCTCGCGCAATGTTCTGGAAGTCCTTTACTTGTTGGCACATCCACGGGGCAGCTTGGTATTTCTGCTCGTGGATCGAAGCCGTGATGATTGTTTCGCCATCGTTCGACTCTTGCTTGTAAACGTGGTGCTGGTCTTCTGAGTAGCTAGAGTCCATGCCGAACAGGTAGATGCGCTTATAGCCTTTCAGCTTCGCAAGAACCATCGCAAGCATCCCGACAGTCGTTAAACCGCCCATAAGATGCACAGGACGCTCTTTCTCGTCCTCGAGGTACTCGTAGACTCCTTCAGTCTGAACGTGTACCAGATCGACGTTGAAGCCTTTCAGAGCGTCGAATATGCAGGGATCACATTGGCTGGCAATGTAGAACTGCGTCTGCGGCTTCGCATTCTTCACGAACCTCACGTTTTCCGGTCGTGCATCCAGCATCACATGACCGTCTGGGACGATTCCGCGCTCTAGCAGCCAATCGTATGAACCGTTGACGCTCCAGACTTGAGCGCCGTTCTCAAAACGCGCCGCCAGTTGTGGGAACGATTCGCTAAGACTCGGCCCACCTCCAACGATGCAGATACTTTCCTCGTTCGACTTTTCGTCAAAATCGAACCAAGAAAGCTGCCTTTTACAAGACAGCTTTACGTTCCCCAGCATTACGCTGGGGGCCGTATTTCCAACAACATCCAGAACTGCTTCGACCATATTAAGTAATCTGGCCTTGCAGGTGAGGACGGTTCAGCGTCACCGTGACCGTTGAAACAGTCGCAGCAATCGTTGCAAGGTTTGCCGAACGTGCTCCAAGAATCTGAAGACCCGCAGAGGCAAGAACCTTGACGCGACCAGCAGTAGCAGACAGGAACAGCGTCACCTGCGGGGTAACCGCAACTGCCGTTTTCTTGACTACCGCGTTGCCTTCAATCTGATACCAGCCGAACGTGCCAGCGAGGTTAGCAGACATCGCAACCGCGACCGGACAGGCCTGGTTTCCCGTGTTCGGGACCAGAACCGTCTGATAGGTCGTTGCGTTGTACGACACGAGCGAACCGACAACCGTTGAAGCCACCCCAACGAGCAGGATGAATTCGCCTTCGCCGTAAGTCGGATCGTCAGCACGAACGATCTTCCCGAGGACGTTGGGCGGGGACGGGATAACTGTAGCCGAGCCGGACGAAACGCCGCCCGGAGAGGTCACACCCGTGTCGATGGTGGCGATCTGAAGCAGACCGGCTTGGTTTTCAATGATAGTAAAAGCCATTTTGCTTCTCCTTTAAGCGATCAAAACGCCGCAAAATTGCGGGCCGGAGGACGTAAGATTGCCCGCCCATCCGATCAATTTCACAATTGCGTCTTGGTTAACGGCTTGCCGTTCGCCGCCAATCGGTACGAAATTCCTGTCCACATGAGGCCGGAACATCATGTATTTCGTATTCAAGAACCACATATGCGAAGCAGTTGCAGCCGAACCGATACCGCCGTCCAGCACAACATCCGAGGCCATGCCAGCGCCGTAGTATTTCAGCGAAGCAAAACCAGCACCCGCAGACGAATTGCCCGAGTCAGAGATGCGCTGAATCGACTGAAGCGATTGCAGATACAGACGGTAATAAATGTTATCCGCCACGATCAGATCGGGTTTGTCGGTTCCGCGAATCAACTGCACAGCCAACGAGTCCATGTACTGCTGGATGTTGGAGGCTGAAGTTGCTGAGCCGCCGTTCGTCACGCCAGAATACGCAACCGACTGCCAGAACGAGTAAGTGGCGCGGTTGATGCCGCCATACGTCCCAGAGGTCGGAGCATCCGGCACAGCCGCGCCGAGGCCCGTGATGTTCTTGCCGCTGTTGCCGGTTCCGTCCAGATAGATATCCGAACCGATACGGTTAGCCAGTTGAGCCTCGGCAACGTTCATGCGACCGTCA